TGCTATAGCAACCGCAACAGTAAGTAGTGCTGGAACAATTACGACTCCAATCACATTTACTAATGCCGGATTTGGATATACCACTACCATTACTCCTTCAGCTTTAGTTGCATTACCAGAAGTAAATTATGAAATCTTCGAAAAAATAGAAGATGTAAAAGGATTCTCTGGAATTGTTACTGGAATTGGCACAACAACAGGTGTGGGTGGACACTCACTTGGACTCAAATTCTTCTTAGATAGAGGTTCTTCTTTCGGAAGTGACCTTAATGTTGGATATCCAATTTTAATAAAGAATACTCACATTGGTTCTGGAGTAACTTCTGTAGATAATAGCAATTCTGCGATTGTTAGTATTGGAAATACTTTCCTGGATAACATTTACATTGTAAAATCAATACAAGTCAATGGTAATGTTGGTATTGTTACATGTAATATTGACTCTGGAACTTCTGTTTCCGGACTTTCTACAAATGGTAATTTCTGCGGAGAATTTTCTTGGGGAGTATTCAGATCTATAACCAGATCAAGTTCACCAATTTCTATTGGTGTTACTGGAAAAACATATGATGTTGGATTGACCACATTCCCAACTATTCAACGTAGATCTGAGGGTTTGAGATTTACTGGTGCAGTTTCTGAAAAATTAGATTGATAAATCATTTATAAATATTTAAAAAAGTATGTAATATGGCAGCCATCGTAACAGATCAATTTAGAATTGCTAATGCTAATAATTTTATAGATTCTGTCCTGAGTAATGACGATTCTTATTATGTTTTTTTGGGATTATCAAATCCAGGATCTAACGGCAATCCTATTGGATTTGGTAGAACAACTTCTTGGGATGCATCCCCATCTGTCCCACCAACTCCTGTAGATAATTTTCAGTATTTGGCACACTATAGAAATACTGCACTGTTTGGAAATAAAATTACTAATGCAAATATTAGAAGAGTCATAAGAAAGGTTCAATGGACGGCCAATACTCGATATGATATGTATAGGCATGATTATAGTGCCTCAAATTTATCACCAAATTCTCAATCAGCTAGACTTTATGACTCAAATTACTATGTAATTAATAATGATTTTAGAGTTTATATTTGTATACAAAATGGATCTTCAGGAACAAATGTTCTTGGAAATACTTCAAAAGATGAACCAACATTTACAGATTTAGAACCATCAGCAGCCGGATCTAGTGGTGACGGATATATTTGGAAATATTTGTTTACTGTCGCTCCTAGTGACATTATTAAATTCGACTCGACAGAATATGTTCCTTTGCCAAATGATTGGTCAACTTCAACAGACTTTCAAATTCAAAGCATTAGAGAGGCAGGAGATTCTACAGTTAATTTGAATCAAATAAAAACTGTATACATTGAAGATGCTGGTAGTGGATATTCATCCAAAACATACAATATTATAGGTGACGGAACTGGAGGAAAAGTTGCAATCACATGTGATGGAACTGGAAGAATAACTGATGCTGTTGTTGTATCTGGTGGGTCTGGTTACACTTTTGGAATTGTAGATTTGGAAAGTAGTGGAACTGTTAGCAATCCTGCAAAATTAATTCCAATAATTCCGCCTTCTAGAGGTCATGGATACGATATTTATTCAGAATTGGGTGCTGATAAAGTATTAATTTATTCTAGGTTTGACGATTCTACTAAAGATTTTCCTATAGATACAAGTTTTGCTCAGGTAGGAATTATAAAAAATCCAGAATCTTATAATTCGACTAGTGTACACATAAACAATACCTTTACTTCTTTAGGATCAATTAAAGTTACCTCAGTAACAAGTAATCCAACTGTTGGATCTGCAATAACACAAACTGTAAGTGGAGGAACTGCTAGAGGTTATGTTGCATCTTATGACACAGAAACTAAAGTAATTAAATACTATCAAGATAGATCATTATTTTTTGCAAATAGTGATGATCAGACTGATAGCAATGCTGTTTCTTCAAAAGGTAAAGTTCTAAATTTTGAATCTTCATCTCAATCTATTATTCCTTTTGGTGGATCTGTAGACACAAATTATAGTGGTATAACTACTATTATTGGATCTAAGCAAGTAAGTTTGGGAGTTACTTTTAGTCAAGGTCTCGCAAATCCAGAGATAAATAAGAATACAGGAGACATTATTTACATTGATAATAGATCTTTGATTTCAAGAGACTCTAGACAAAAAGAAGACGTTAAAATTATTCTGGAATTCTAAAAAAATGCCACAAAAAACAAATTTAAACATAAGTCCATATTTTGATGATTTCGATTCATCCAATGATTACCATAAAGTTCTGTTTAAACCAGGAGTTCCAGTTCAATCTAGAGAATTAACGACTCTCCAATCAATATTTCAAAATCAAATAGAAACATTTGGAACTCATTTTTTCAAAGAAGGTTCTGTAGTTATTCCAGGATCTATTCAATATAATAATGAGTTTAATTGTATAAAGTTAAATGCCACTCAATTTGGAGTAGATGTATCATTTTATGCTGATAAATTAGTAGGAAAGACTATCGTTGGGCAAACAACAGGAGTAAAAGCTAAAGTAATAAAAGTAGTTTTGCCTAGTGAAAGTGATGAAGTTGAATATGTAACACTTTATATTTCTTACAGAGATACGGGCAATAATTTCGAATTCTCTACTTTTTCTGATGCAGAATTGTTGTCTGCGGATCAAAATATAGTATATGGAAATACGACAATTTCTTCAGGAACACCTTTTGCATCTTTAATTGGAATCAATGCAAGTGCAGTTGGATCTTCAGTATCTATTTCAAAGGGTGTATATTTTATTAGGGGTAGTTTTGCCAACATTGATGAGCAAACAATTATTTTGGATTATTACAATAATAACTCCAAATATAGAGTTGGTTTTTATATAAATGAAACAATCGTTGATGCTAAAGAAGATAATTCACTATTTGATAATGCTAGAGGGTTTTCTAATTATGCTTCTCCAGGAGCAGATAGATTAAAAATAGAGTTGACTCTAGGCAAAAAAGATTTAAATGATTTTAATGATTCAAATTTTGTAGAAATATTGAAGATAGATGATGGAGATATTAAGAAAATTTCAACAAGAACAGAATATAATCTAATTAGAGATTATATTGCACAAAGAACTTTTGATGAATCTGGAAACTATTCTGTAAACCCATTTGAGTTCGAATTAAAAAATTCATTAAATAATGGAATAGATAGTAGAGGAATTTATCTTGATAATGAGTTGACATCTGATGGAAATGTGCCATCAGATGATCTTGCATGTTTGCAAATATCTTCAGGAAAAGCATATGTTAAAGGATTTGATATTGATAAAACCAATCAAACAATTATTGACATTGAAAAACCAAGAGAAACAGAGGAAGTAAAAAATACTACTGTTCCCTTTGAGATGGGAAATCTTTTAAGGGTAAACAAAGTTACAGGTTTGGCAGAGGTTAAAAAAACAATTCAATTATATTCTCAATTTGAAACTGCAGGTTCACAAATTGGAGAAGCGAGAGTATATACATTTAATTTAACAGATGCTCGTTATGAAGGAGATACTACTAATTGGGATTTAAGATTGTATGATATTCAAACATATACAAAATTAACTCTAAATCAATCTATAAATTCTGATGACATAAAAGAGTCCTTCTATGTCAAAGGGAAAAGTTCTGGGGCAAGTGGATTTGCCACGGCAAGTGGATCTTCAAATATAATTTATCTTAGACAGACTTCTGGAACTTTTATAAATGGTGAGCAGATAATTGTCAATGGTAATGATATTCCTAGAATTATTCAAGATGTTCATGTATATGATACCCAAAGTATTAAGTCAGTAAAACAAACAACTCCTTTTGGTTTCATTCAAAATTTTACTGCAAACTGCATTTTAGAAAAACTTCCACTACCATCAGGAATTCGTGAAGTTAATATAACATCTGGAAGTGGTAGTCCAGGTATTGCAACTATCACATCTGTATTAAAATCTTTTACTGGTATAACAACAGATACCATAATTAGATATCAATTACCAGGAAAATCCAATGAAACATTCAATAGAGTAAATTCAGTTTCTTCTGATAGTACTTCTATAGAAGTTGTCGGAATCGATACAGTTACTGGTGTATTTGATGGAGGTTTACCAATATCAAATGAAATTGTTAATGCTTTTGTTGGAGCACCATTTATTCGTGGTGATAGTAAATTATATGCACAATTGTCGGAAGATAATGTTTCTGATTTAAATCTGTCAGATTCAAATATTATTATTACGGAGCAACTTACTGGAAATACCACTACGGCCGATGGCAATTTAGAATTAAATATAACTACTTTGGGAATATCTAGTGCATCTTGGTCAACTTTTGATCAAGAAAGATATTCTATTGGATATAATGATGCGAGTAATGGTATTGGAACTATTACGACAGATAGTTTTTCTATAGTTGGAAATACCGTAAGATTCAATGGACTTATCCCATCAAAAAATGTTACTGTAAATATAACTGCGACGAAGAATGGAATTAAGAGTAAAATTAAAAATCGTACCAGAAGTACTATAACAAATGTAAATTATTCAAATCTCAAGGAGTCGGGTACAACAGATAATGATTCTTCTAATGATGGATTAACGTTTAATTCATACTATGGATTAAGAGTTCAGGATGAAGAAATTTCTTTAAATTATCCAGATGTATATAACGTTTTATCCATATATGAATCTTTAAACAATCAAGATCCAACTTTAGATCAAATTGAATTCAATTCAATTGCAAATGTATCTTCTAATGCGATTATCGGTGAAAAAATTATAGGTAGAAATAGCAAAGCTGTTGCTAGAGTTATAACGAATTCTACGACTACACCGTCTTCACCTGCAAACAAATTGGGTGTTGTTTATTTAACAAAAAATAAATTATATGCAAATGAACTAGTAGATTTCTTAGAATCAAATATTGAATCCGAAGTAGAATCTATAACCTTAGGAGATTATAAAGATGTAACATCTATGTTCTATCTCAATAAGGGACAAAATGATCAATATTATGGATATTCAAAAATTGTTAGAAATAGAGGAAAGTTTGTACCATCAAAAAGATTACTGATCGTATTTGATCATTATACTTCATCCTCTACAGATTCTGGAGATGTATTTACAATTAATAGTTATGATGAAGAAGTATATGGAAAGTATATTCCAAAAATTGGTAAGGATTTAGTAAGAGCATCAGATACTTTAGATTTCAGACCAAGGGTTTCTGTTTTTGATCCTACAGTAACCACAGACAGATCCCCATTCGACTTTAATACAAGAACAACTGCATTTGATACATTACCAACAAAATTATTAGCTCCAGGTGAAGGTTCTACTGTTGATTTCAGTTTCTATCTTGGAAGAATTGATAGAATTTATTTAAATAGACTGGGAGAGTTTTTCGTAGAAAAAGGTGTTTCGGCAAAGACTCCCACTCCACCTATTAAATCAAATGTTGATGAGTTTTTAGAACTGGGAACCCTTAGTCTTCCTGCATATCTTTACAATGTTAATGATGTTTCATTTAGACTTGAAGATAACAGAAGATACACGATGAGAGATATTGGAAATATTGAAAATAGAGTTGAAAATTTGGAAATTTATACCACATTATCTTTGTTGGAAGTTGAGGCGAAATCAATTGAAATCCAAGATTTTGAAGGTAGAAATAGATTTAAGAGTGGATTTTTTGTAGATACTTTTTCAAATTACGAAAAAATTGATTTAAGAAATTCAATTCTTCAAGTAAACTCTCAAGTAAACTCTATATCTCAAATGGAACCTTTGCGACAGAGAACCTCTGTCGCATTACAAGTTGCACCAAAAGAGGATAAAACACCCGAAAGTTTTGATTTAAGTCAAAATTTTGAACTATTGGATTCAAATGTACAAAAAACTGGAGATTTAATTACACTGAAATATGAAGAAGTTGATTGGTTAAAACAACCCTTTGCTACTAGAGTTGAGAATGTAAATCCATTTAATGTTGTTTCTTATAGTGGTTTGCTCGAATTAAACC